ATCCTGTTAGATCGTGCCCCCCGTTACCAAATCCGATTTGCGTGATCTGTGGCAACGAGATTTCGCCAGCATGCGCCCTCGCAAACTTTTCTCTAGCCTTTTTGGTTGTTACAACGTATTGAGCCATCGCTGTCAGCTCCCTTCTTAATTACTCGTATCTGTATTTCATGATTCGGTTCTATTTTCATGCCGTAATCTCCCTGATTTCGACCTGGTGAACAATGAATTCTTTCTTGCCATCCAAAAGCGTTGAGCCGTCCAGCAAGTAAAGGCCATCCAACCGGCTCTGATTCAAAGTCGTCACGGCAGTAGTCGTGGCGTTCGTCACCGTTTGAGCGACGGTGATCGGGTTGCTGAATGATTGCCTGACCCGCTGCGGCGCTTCATGCGAGATGATGATCGGGTTGATTACCTGCTCGGGAATCTCCCAATAGACGTGAACGCCGCCAGCAGTAATACGCTTCGCTACGGTCTTGATCTGACGCATGGTCTCGATCCGCTTTTCCAGCGTTTCTCGTGGATCATATTTGAATCCGCCATCGAGTAACCTTTCGCCAGCTAGAGAGTACACTCCGTTCAGGTAGATGGGGTCGTCGACGTAGTCCTCGTATTCTTTGTCGATCAGATCCTCAAGCCCGCTGAAACGTAGAGCAATGGCTGCAGGCTCGTAATCATAACTGGATAAATTCCAAGTCTCCCTCGCGCCGAGGAAAGCCTCCCCCATCAGCACCTCCATCACTTCGTTGATCGTCTCGATGTCACCAGCTGAGAGGTTGGCCTTGATCTTGGTCTTGATCAGTTTTCTGTAATCGATGTCTGTGCTGCTGCCGCGTGGCTGCCCGACGTTTCTACCGATGCGATCGAGCGACGCGCCAACGGCCAAATCAATGTCCCGATATTGCTCGATCTTCTCAAGTGTACGACGCACTTCTTCCACCTGAAGGGAAACGATGCTGAATAGCCTCCCGATATTGCTGTTGGTTGACTTCTGATAGTTGCTTGTCAGCCGCTTAAGAGTGTCACTGAGAAAACCCATCAACTCACCGTCACTTTCTCCCAGCTTGTTTTGGGAACACTTTTGGCTGGGGTGATGACGTTGGAAGTATCCATATTTTCGGGATCTATACCTATGTGAAGGTCCATATCAGTGATGCCAGGGACTTGCTGAATGGCGCTGATAATTTTCGTGTAGACGACTTTTTGACCAGCCCCTTTTTTACCAAGGCCAAGGCCGTTGTATTCCGCTCCATCCTGGTCTCCCCCGCCAATATACTTGATGATCTCCGCCCGGACCAGATCATTTCCGTTGGCTGGGAAATCTGAGTCGGTCGTCAATGTCACACTGACGTAAATGTCGGTGATGGTAGGGCGGGAAAAGCCAATGACATGCTCATTACCCTTGGAATCAATAACGGTCACCTCGTTATCGCCAAAGGAACGAATGCCGCCTGATTTCGTTTTGAAAATCGCCGTGGCAATCTCTTGATCGTCGCCACCGAGCACCAACGCAGCGACAGATTTAGGAGGAATGCCGTTCACCGTCGCCATGGTCGTGTTTTCATCAACCGTACAATCCAACACGCCGCTCAACGCCAAAAGCGTGGCCTCGATGCTCTCAGTAGTACTGCTGCCACCTGTAGCTAGAGAGCGATCGTATCGGTCTCGAAACTCTGTATCCGTCTCGTTTTCCCTCCCCCCTTCCGTTTTCGCTGCATTCGTGATGGCAATCTGAAAGGTTAGTGGGTTTACTAGGTCTGTGATTTCGCCTGCAGGTACGTTTCCTGATGATCCAGCCACGACAGCTACAATCGGGATATCAACATGACCATCTGCGGTGATCAGCGCATCCTTCTGTGTTTCAAACATGATGTTTTTCTTGGTTTTTACACGCTGCCCTTTCGGTATGATCCTGCCCGGATCGCCTGTGATGGTGATGACACCTTTCGCTTTCTCTTTTAACCGTTTTTTGATTCCAATGTACTTTCCGACATAGCCCAAAGTGTTCCCGGATGCGGTGTCCACATAGGCGCTGTTGTAGACGTTCTCCAGCTGCTGCCACAGCAAACTGAGTCCCCATGCGAAAAGCCGAAGGATAATGCCCAACGGCGACCGCTCGGAGGTATTGACTTTTTCCCCGAAAGCCTCCCTTGCCTTTGCTTCCAGCTCACTGAAAATCTCAGCAAATCGCTTTCGTTTAAATCCTTTTTCATCAAGCATCGATCGTCACCGCCTCATCGATCGACTCACCAGTATCCGCTGTTGCTTGAAAGCTAATTTCGATGGTTCTGTTCTTCCGATCGATTGTAAATTCGATTGTTTCTACTGTTTTGATGCGAGGCTCTTGAAATAGACCCTGTCGGATCTGCTCGCGCATTTCCTCTTCCGATTGTTTTTTATCCAAAAACGCACGGAATATGATGCCCATTTTCGGATTTAGGAACCATTCACCCTGGTTTGTCCCAAGGGCTAATTCGGCGCATTGGGCCACCTCTTCTGCGCCATCAATCATGATCAATTCGCCGTTTTCATCGAAAACCAGATCGCCGTCAGCCAATTTCAGCGACTGCATCAGAACACCCCCACAATCACAGCGTCATTTCGGTCGTGGATGCGCTGGCTACTTGGTTGAGTGATTGCCCCGTTGAGCGCATCCCTGATCTGTCGATCTGCACATACGACATACACGAGGTCGCCAGGCTCCACGATGTGCTTGATTTTTTTGATCTCCCCGCTGTCGGTCTTGTACTTGTGGCTCGCGATCGGCACATTCTGGATGGGTGACGGCGACTTGTCTGTCATCTGGAAAAGAGGCTGAACAACCGCCGTCCCTTTCCCTTCGTCATATGAAATCACTCTGCACGGGAAAGCAACGTTCATGTCAGCAAGTCGTTTTCGGACAACCGCATCAATCAGTTTGGCTAAGTCTCCAGCTGGATCTGCTGTCATGGTAGGATCGCCTCCGCTTCTGTCATAAAATCGCCTGTGCGGCTGAAGGTATGGGTACCACTGCGTACATGGATACGGCCCTCGAAGTCTTTGCATTTCAAGTCCACGACTGAAGCCGTTGTGATCCGGTATTGCAGCTGCGATTTAACGCGGTATCCTTTAAATTTTTCCTCTTCAAAGTACTCAGGTGACCCGATAAGACCGGTTGCCGGGGAAAGTGCAAAAACATCATCGGCTCCACGCCGAAGGTTGCGAATATACAGCTTTCCTTTGTTGATAAAAGCCGATGTACCGCAGTCCTTGGCTACTTTGCTAATGATATCCGTCACCTCCCCGCTGGCCGTGTAGCCTTCTTCGTAGCGATAGTCCTGATTCAGCTCAAACTGCGCGATCGGCAGGCCCAATTGAGCAGCCATTTGCTTCAAAATGTAGCTCGCAAGCGTTCCCTCTACATAAGCAACGTCCTCGACTTTTCTACTAGCTAGGTCTTGAGAGTCCAAAACATAGACACTTGTAACGGCATCCACGCCTTCCCGCTTGGTGAGTACTTTCGAAACAAAGCCGTGCAAGATGACGCCAACATCACCGCGATATCCAGCATTGACCATCAGTGTATCGTTCCTCTTGATCCGGCTGATCGTGTCTTTTGACAGGTTCCAGAGCTTGATTTGACTTTCGTTTGGTAGCAGGTCATTGTCGAAAGGGATGGTTCCCTCCATACCGTATTTATCCATGGAAAATGACATGTTGTTCACCATCACCTCGACAACCCTGCCAAAGTTATTCGCCATCGGAATCACCTTCAAACACGTACAAAAAGACTGTTTCCCCCAGCGTTGCCCATGTCACTTCTTGATGGATGCCGGATTCATCGTAAGGGATGATTTCTTCCTGCGGCAGCCGGTCATCCACGCAATTGGTGAAGAGAGGCACGCCGTACACGAGCTTGTTTCCTGTTACCAAAGTCTCTCCGTCTCGCTCCAAATCCATCGTGAAGAAGTCATACTCGCTGTTGTAATGGACTTCAAACGTAAAAATCGCATCGCTCAGAGAAATTTCAAAACGATACGGTATCAGGTCTTTTTCGATCTCTACATATTCCATTTCATCACCTACTCATCAGCCCAAGGTGTGCCTGCCTTGAATTTCACTTTCTCCACCTTCTCATTTTCCTTGCCCTTTTTCTGCTTCTTTTGCTTCCTGCCAGAGCTGATAACAGGAGCAGCTGCTGCTTTGATCGGAGTGGGTAGCGTCTCCACGTAGGATGATTTTGCAATCTGGATCTCCTTGAGCGAAAGCGAGAAGGAAAAACCGTTTGAAACTCGATAATCGTGCTTGGTGGACAAGGAGATGATGAGGCCAGTGAATAGATTCCTTCCTTGGAAAGTGGCGATTTCACCTTTCCCCATGATCGCTTTCAATTTATCACGGATCTGGGAAGCATCGTCTCCGACAATATAGCCGCTTACGTCCAGTGTGTTAGGTCGTCTCTGGACGTGGTCTGTGATATCGACACCTTCCTCGACCGGCTGATCCGTTGCATCCACCTCATATCGTGGATCTTCGCTCTCCGCTAGTACGTATATGCCGTTTATCGTTGCCATTACGCTTCATCCACCACCAGTGAGACGCCCAGTCTGCGCGCGGCGCTCTCGATCATCTCTTGCAACGCTGGCTTTAGCTTTTCAGCGACTGATGTTCCTACTTGGCTTGGATCAGTTTCCCCTGTGACGTGAAGGGACAAGGAAATCTCCATTCGCATCGTTCCGCCAGCTGATGCTGATCCTGGTGCTGCGGAAACAGATGCAGGTACCAGATTGGCGGCTGGAGTCTCATGTGGCGCAGTAACGTCATCAGCCAGCTGCGTAGCTGCCTGCGATACTCTAGCCTGCGTGCCCTCAATCCCCTGCGCCAATCCCTCACCTGTGAAGAATCCGATTTCAGCCATGACTCGCGAAGGAGAATGGATGCCAAGGATACTTTTGATCTTGTCAGTGATTCCATCCCCGATGCTCTTGATCTTATCCATGAGAGCTGTTGCCATCGAGCTTATCCCGTTGATCATTCCTTGGATAAGGTTTTTGCCAATATCAAAGAGGTTAATCCCCGAGAAAAACTGCACGATGCTGTTAAATAGATTCGTTGTCCAATTCACAAAGTCGGTCCATACCTGGGATAACCACGGGCCGATCGTTCCCCAGTTCTTAAATATCACTATCACACCAGCAATTGCTGCTCCGACAAGCAAGGCAAGGCCAATTATCGGTAAGAATGGTGCCATCATAGCCCACCCTGCGACAGCCGATGCCCACATGGCTGGAACCATAGCCCCGATAATTACAGCGGCAACACCTCCGATGGCAGGCCCGAGGATATCAATGTGCTCGGTGAAAAAGCCTACCCCTGTAGATACAAGCATGAGGAGTGGAAGCAAAAATTGTCCCAACGGGATCAGAAGACCTGTTTCAATCTGTCGCCCAATGAGCACGAGTGCCTGCCCGGGCGAGTCAATCTTGGTCTGATTCAACTGGTCCATCGTGTCTTTTGTCATGTCGAACTGCTTCTGAGCTGTCCCCATAGCAGCAATGACCGGAGCTTCTAAGTCCTCAAACTGCGTTCCCATCAGTGCCACACCGACTGTATTTCGCTGGACCGGATCTTCAATGGCGGAGATCATTTGCATGATCTGCGTGAATGCTTGCTTTGCTTTCGGACCACCAGCAGCAAAGGTTTGCATCATCTTTTCAGCATCTAACCCGAGCATTTGGAAGGCTTCAATCGATGTTTTCGACCCATCTTTCGACCGGATATTAAACTCTTTGACCGCATCACCCACTTTATCTAAGTTGAATGCGCCGTTTTGCGATCCAGCAGCCAATGTGTCAAACATTTCGTCCGCCGTAAAGCCGAGCGACTTAAACTGGTTGGCGTATTCATTCGCCGTGTCCAGTAACTCGCCCGACTTATCCAGACCTTTTTGTTGGCCCTGGGCAAATAGACTGAATGAGTAATCGCTGGTAATGCCAAACTGCTTCATCATTGTGTCAGCAGTTTTTACAGACTCAGTAACATCATGACCGAACGCATCCCGTAAGAGCAGCGCGTTTTTGGTTGTATTTTCAAGCTCTTTCCCTTGCTGCTGGGTTATTTGATTCGTAACAGCGATGGCGTTTCCAAGGTCGTTCCAATCTTCTCCGAAGTTTTGGTTGTATAGATCCTTGGCAATTTCTCTCGTAGCCATCATCTGCTCATCAGTTGCATCAGTTGCCATCTTCACCTGAGACATTGCTTGCTCGAATTTTGATGCTGCATTAACTGCGGCAAACCCAATACCGGCTAGTGCAGCACCAGCTGCAATGCCCAGACCGATGACACTTGCTTTTAATTCATCCACTTGATTATTGGCATTCTGTAGCCCTTGGCTTGAAACTCTAAAGCCAACTGCGAACATTAAGTTGCTGATGACACCCACTTACACCACCGCCCTTCCAGCAACAAAAGAGCGCCCAATATGGACGCTCACTTTCCGTTCTTCTTTTGTGCATTTTCTTGTTGCTTGATGTGGATGTCGAGTGCTGCATTGGCTTCGGCAATGTCATCTTCATCCATCTTGTCCAGATCGGAATATGTGATGTTCATGTCCGATAGAAGCAAGCGCCAGTACCGCCAGTTATTCTTGGCTCTATCCTTCGCTTCCCTCTTGCTGATCATCCTCGTCACCATCCTGGTCTTGTCCGGAGATAAACGCATAGGCCGCGTTGATAACCTCTTGGTATTCTTGGTAATCACTGAAGTCGTCGATTTTTAACTTTGGACTGACAATGACATGTTTCAAGATTTCTTCCGAGAGCCGCTCTTCCATGACTACACCAAACTTATTCTTACTACTGTCATTGATTTTGGAAACAGTACGAACGCCCGGGTGCTGAAAAACATAGGCTTTTCCTGATTTTGAATGAAAGTTCTTTTGTTTGAATGCTGCTGACATTTGCAATCATCTCCTGTTTGTTTTAGTTATTGCATATCGATATCAAGACACTGTATTTCGTACTCGCGGTCTGCTGCTTCATTGCCGTAGGTACGCGTGGCTGGCTTATTTACGTAAGCCTCTGTCACAGTAGTCGTCTCTTTCGGAGTGCCTGAGTAGATGACGCTAACCGGAACAAGACGGCCTGTGTTGGCCAGATTGTCCATGTAGGCTACCTGCGGGCTGCTAGGAAGCAACGTCACCTTGATAGTGCCGAGAGGATTGTTCACTTTCGTGCGAACGACATCGCCTTGCGCGCCAACTTTTGTCTCAAAGTTGTTCTCGGACTTGTCGATCTCGATCATATCTTCACTGAGTCCGGTCAGATAGGTGCCACCAACGATGGCGACGACATCCTTCGGATCATACGTGGAAGTAGACATGTTTTATTCCCCCTTACAGTTTGATGGTCCCTTTTACTTTGGCTGCATGGACCGCACCAGCCAATTCAAACTCAAAGGTGCCATCATTGTATTCGCGTTTTTCGCGGTCTGCAGGATCAACCTGCGAGCGAGGTTTGAAGTAGGTGCTGAATTGTGCGATTCCATCGTCGTCGCGGGCGATCATGCCGTTCAGATCCGCACGCTTCAAGATGGTGCGCACCTCGGCTTCCAGCTGTGCAATGCCGGTGTTGTCATAACGGATTTTCGGGGAACGATTCAGCAGCTTTTGGATAGCGTACTGAATGCTGAACACCAGATAATCGCGCGAATGAATGATGTCGATGTATTCCCCGGAAACCGTTTTTCCCTCGCTGGTGACGTCGTCTCCCGCTTTTGTCACATAGGTGTTTGCACCGAGCGCGTGAATAGCGTTCAATTCTGTGGTGTCGATATCCATTGGCTCGATACCCTTCAACGTCTTGAACTTCCACGTAAGGCCACCTGGTTCAGTAGACGCAGCTTCACCTAGCCATGCTGCTTCTGGATAGTTATCCGTGGTTGCATGGTACAAAGCAGTTGTACGGGTATATTTTTTTGCCTTGATTGTAGCGAGATCATCTTTGCTGGATGTGCTAACAAAATATTGCCGCGAGTTATCCTGTTCGACGGCATCAGCAATGGCTGTAATATCCGCCACAAGACCGGTGATTGCCATTAAGAAATACCAGTCTTTTGCGAAAACCTTCGGCATAAAGTCAGCCCAGGTCTCTCCTTCTGTTTTCCGCAGCATAACAGCAAACTCAGATGGAGAATTATCCCCCTGATTCAGCAGCGAGAAAGCTCCTTTATAGACCTCAGTGTCCTCATCGAAGTCTGATTTTAGGGCTTCCAGATCGTAATAGGTCTTGTAATCAGCCCCTGTATTGCTGGTTCCAATGATCAAAGTCTTGCCAAAACCAAGTTTTGGTGTAGGCCGCTGAATGTCAATCGTTACTGTAACGTCACTTTTAACTGCCAACGTACTCCACTCCTTTCACATTTGCTTTGTCGATTGTGATGAGGTCTCGCTCGGTTTCATCAATCGTCCGAAACTCTAGTTCAAAGCCGTGCCTTCGCTCCCATTCATCTCCAATATGAACGTCGCGGTTCTCGACGGCGCCGAAGTTGGAAACAATAACGTTTACTGTGTCTTTTAACGCTTCATATCCGGTCGTTTTGAACCAGTCACGAGCTTTCATGGCATTCTCCATGCTTGTTGCCTTGTCATCGGCATACGACAAAAAAGAGACGGTAAAAGGAACCGTCTCCACCTGTCTGATCCTATCGTCCTCTTCGAACTCTGTAGGCATTCCCCTCGCCTCTCCTATTCCTTGATCAAAGTCATAGGTCAGAAAAGCTGTTTTCGGAATGTCTCCACCACTGTTCATTTCGATAACTGGTAATTCCAGATGAGCAGCCAGCCCGCGAACGATTGCAGACCGTATGGCTTTAAACGGGATCATTGGCGACCACCTTCTTTACCAAATACTTATTTACATCACAATAATCTCGGTCGTCCGGGGCATCCACGATGTACTGAATCCCTTTGTATTCGATCAGATCACCAGGCGCATGTGAGTTTGTCGTATAAAGTGCACGGTCATCCTCCGTGTATCTTCCGCCCTCCACTTGCTGCAGTTTGGCATTCACTGGCTGAAAGTGCCCGCGGAGAGGGATGCGAATTGGCTCCGCTGCCCTCCACACCCCATCCAAATCATGTTCCCCTGATCCTGGTCGAATGAGCGTGTACGGCCTGTTGTATTTGTTAACCAGATGAGCGAATCGAAAGTGCGTCATGATCCACTCTCCTTCTCAACGATCTTGTAAGTAAGAGAATCTCGTAGATCCTTGTCTCGAAGAAGAATTTTCTTCCCTTTTTTGATAGCCTTATAAGCTGCAGACAGTGGTGGTTGCCGGATTGAATCAAATCGTTTGACAGTTCGCTCCAATCCAATCGTTCCGATTTCTCGCAACAGGTCGTCTGGAGAAGCAGATCCTTCAGCGATTAGCTGCACCTTTTCTTTTACAAGCTTCTTTATTGGGGAAGTCGCACGCTTTTTCCCAACTCTGATAAAACTACGGGAAGGAATCTTCATCTTCGCACTCCCGTATTCATGTACCCCTGCAATCATGGCTAACTCGGCATCACCTTGCATGCCGATGTGAACCTCTTTTGCAGCCAGCTTTTCTAATGCGCGCTTAAGCTCAGGTATATTTGAATTTTCATCAATCGTGACATTAGCTCTGGTGCCTCCTCTTCTTCTCCTTGCCATACCATCAGCCCCATCTTCTGTAGGGATCGACCAAACTTTTCACCGCCGATGGCAGCCCATCGCCTTCATTTGCATAGGTTACCGCCAGATCACCAACGCGTTCAGAGGTAACACCAGGAGTCCGCATGAGGGTTTGGCAGAACAAAATGCAGGCCAGCTCCAAGGATTCAGGCAACGTTTGCGGATTTTCTGCAGAAGCATTGCCAGGCAGGACGTAGCCAGCTGTATAACTCAGGGTAATCTGCCGATCTGCAGCGCACCATCCGTCTTTTCGGAAGAGCATCCCTTTTTCCGAGGCTGTTTCGTAGTCGGAAATGTCTACACCATCGAGTTGAACCTCGGATACTTGAAGGATCGGGTAACCCTCCAGAAGCAGATACTTCCCTCTGGTCCCATCGTGCTTTCTGTCCATGTACTCTTGGAGACGAAAGGACCTGCGGCAGTATGTCTCGATGGCCGACGTCGCTGCTGCAAGATAAAGCGACAATTGACCATCAGATGATCCGTCCTCTGCCTGGATCCCGAGAAGGGATTTGGCTTTTTCGATGGTGGTCAGCATTATTCATCACCAGCAGGTTGATTTTCTTCGTCAGGTTGTTTTTCACTGCTTGGTTGAGTAGGAGGCGCTTCTGGCTTTGTAGCGCTATTTCCTTTTGGTTTGGCAACTTGTTTCTCAACTTCTTTTCCAATCAACTGCTTTTCCTTCAGTTGCTCCGCGCGATCATCATCAGCCTCAAAAATTTCGCCAGCTTTGACCACTTCGCCAGTCTCTTTGTCGATGAAATCAGCAATTACAGTGTATTTTTTCAATGTTTTTCCCTCCCGAAAGGGTAAAAGGAGCCGATATGGCTCCCCTTACGCAGTTGGAATATCTAGTGCGACGTATGGACTTACCTTAGTACTTCCATCTTCAAGGGTAAGTGGAGAAATGACCCAAGGCTTTCCATCCACGTTCCAGAACGCTTTGATGACGGTCTTGTTCTGTTTGAAGTACACATGCTCGGAAGCTGCAATGTACGGGCCGGAACCGTCCTTGATCAGGTAATAGGAAAGATCAGTGAGAACTAGGTCGCCTTTCTGTCCTTTAGGTGGGGTTTTGCCTGTAAACTTGATAGGAATGCCCATCAGCGTAGCAGGGATTCCTTTTGTGGCATTACCTTGGATGAAGATGTAGTTACCTGCAGGGTCTTTCAGCTTCACTAGGTCTGGCATGATCGATTGGTTAGCTACCCAAAGAGCGCTACTTGCAGAATCAGGTAGCAAGTATGCCAACATTAGAACAACATCATCATAGGTGACTGTATTAGCTGTCGATCGCTTAACTGCAAGAGAGCCAGCAGCACCAACTACCCCAGTCGGCTTATTCGTACCGTTGCCTGTCAGGAAGGCAATGTCCTCCGCTGCCATCATCGCTTTGGTGAGAAGGGAACGGATGAATGAGTCAGCCGCAGACCAGTTGCGAAGAAGTTTGTCAGTTACCACTGTTGTGGCAGCTACTTCATGTGGCTGCAGGGAAACCTCTTTCAAGGAACCACTCGTATCTGGCTTTTCTTCGCCTTCTCCGATCCACGTCACTTCTACCCCACCGAATACGCCCTTTGTCCCTTGATCTAGCGCTGGCATTGTGATTTTCGTGTCTGGTGCCTCTTCCCCAGCAGGGATGACTGTAGCGCGCGAACGAACGATGGCGGCTTCAGGGCTGATCATCAGAACGTCAGGGCGGAATTCGGTAGGTACTGCAAAACCACCTTCGCCTCCTGTACCCATAGACCATTGATTGAGTACTTGGCTAGGCAAAATTTGAGCGCGGAATGCGTCTGGCACCTTGTAACCACCGCCCTCGCCCTGCCCAACTGGAACTTCGGAAAGGCGGCCTTTTGAATCTCCAAAGCGGACGGCGTTGATGAATTCCCCCAAAGAGGAAAAGCCGTTATCGTTTTTTGGCTCAGGCTGCGTTGGATTTCCGCCATAAATAGCGCTCGGGCGGTAAGGGGCGGGATTTTGATTTTGAATAGACGCAGAACGCGCTGCAACGGTACTTTCACGCTGCGCTTGCTTTTCCTTCGTCTTGATTTTGTTGTCTAACTCAACGATTTCACCCTCGAGTTTGTCAAACTCTTCGTCTTCTTCGTTGGTCAAGTCGCGGCTATTCTCCGCTTTTGCGGCATCCAGGATGGCACCCTGACGCTCAATCTTTTCAGCTCGTGCTTGCAAAAGGTCTTGCAAGGTAGCTTCTGCAAAGTACTGCAGGTCCAATGGGAAAGCGAAGGACATAATGCTCGATTTGTTCTTTTTCATATTCTTAAAACCTCCTGTGTTTGTTGTGGGCAAGCCTTTTTTCATACAAAGAAAGCGACCGGTTTAGTCGCTCTGTTGCTGGTGGTTGTTCAGTTTGATTCACCGGCTGGGGTGGCTGTAGTATTCGACCGTTAGCCATTTCGTTTCGCATTTTCTCGATGACTTCTGGCGGTAACATTATTGCCATCCCTGTACTGGCTACAATATTAGGTTGCGAACCTAAATCAAACATGATCTCGTCGACCAGCTTTTTCTCCAGTGCCTGCTGTGCAGTGAACCATGTTTCTTGATTCATCAACTCCAGCAATTCTTCTTGTGTCATACCGCTTTTCAACATGTAAGCATTCGCGATGGAAATGTTGTAGTTTTTGAGAAAATCAGCTCCATGCTGAAGATCTCTGTAATCACCGCGCGCGCCAGAAGCAGCATTGTGAATCATTAATTGCGCAGTGGGTGAAATCAACACACGATCCCCT